AGCGGAGAAATTCACCCCACCATGTCTATTGGAAGGTCTACTTGTTATCGTATATGGATTGTATTCGGTAAAGACAACATCTCCTTTGAGGTTCTTTGCACTATCTTTCCATCTATCTAAAAATTTTTCCTTGGCGACTCGAAGGCCTGTTCGTTCGGTTTCTGAAAGGATAGGAATCATCGTATCATCAATCCATTTGTTAGTCGAGGATAAGTTCCATTCACCAACAATGTCTTTAAGAACCTCACCCCACTTCATTATAGGAATACTTTTACCTAAATCATCTCTTATACCCAATCGGTGATAAAAGTTCGTTAGAACCTCTAATTTATCCCCTAAAGGGTATATTTTGTTTTGTTCAAAGAATAGTGCAGTTTGAACATCTTTTAGATTTTGGATATTGATATCGGTTTGTAAGAATCCTTTTTTGTTCCAAATCCATTTGGGTTGTGTAGAACGAGTTAAATCAATAGTTAGAGGTTCGCAATCATTGTGATTAAACGGTAGTATAAAATCTAAAGTTGAGAATCGGACATACAAAAAAGACAACCTATTATTCATAGGATGTTTTTCTAAATCTTCCCAAATTGGAACAATCGTTGATTGTTCGTTATTCCAATATTCGAGAAATTGTTCTATCTCTTTATTAGTTTCTACTATAATCAAGCTACTAATTTTATTTCCTTTATTTTTTCTTTCCAAACATCAATATCCATTTCACCTCTACCAACATTTGTCCAAACTAATGTTATTCTTATATTACCTTCAATATATCCGAACCTATTATCAATTCTATCAATAGATGGTGCAAACATACTACGAGTAACAAACAATTCATCCGCATCTATTAATACTTTTAAATCATCACACCTTCCTCTTTGATTACACCATACTTCTTGTATCATTTCATCAGTTAAATCAAATTCTTTTCGGCCGACACGAATTCCGATTTCTTCTTCAGATAATCCTTGTTGTCTAAGAGATGTTACGAGGTTACCCCCACCATTGCCCAATCTAGCATTATCATATGCTTTTCTTTTTAACTTAGTAAGTTGTTCTTTGGTTAATGGACTCCAATCTTGTGATTGTTCAAAAAATTTATTCATATATCAGTTTTATTATAATCATTGTATATCATCCAAACTTACACCATTTTGATTCATCAACTCAAGGAGTTTTTCTCTTGCTTCAACATACGCATCATATCTATCTTGTGTAAATTCTTCATCAGACATATATTTGTATTGGGCTCTCAACCACTTATCCATTTCCCAACAAACATACCACCAATCCTTACCTTTGGTTGCAAGTTTAAAATCATCGTTATCTTCTGGTAAATTAAATTCTAAAGTTGCTTTCATATCAATCCCACCAATTTTGAATATTATGTTCTATAAAATCCCATAAAAGTTTATGAGCTCGTTTTTGTTTCTTACGAGATTCTAACATCATCTGATGTCTTTCTTCTTCAATTTGTTGATTGTGATTCTCATCAACTGCTTTTTCCCAAGTAGTTTTTAATGTATAATATGGGTCTCCCTTTTCATCAAAATCACCTGTTTCTATAAACTCCCAATCACACTTACCATATTTTTCGTGTAAAATATCATAGTGTTCCATTGAATACTTATCTTCATAAACATTTTTCATTAAATCTACTGCCGTTTTGATTCTTGATGCAGTATTTTGATTATGGAGATGAATACCTTTTTCTCTAATATATTTTTCGGTTCGTTTCAGTTGATGTTCAAACAAATCTATTCCATAACGATAATCCCAATCATATCCTTTCCATATCAGAGGAAGAAATGAAAGAGTTCGTTCTATTTGTCTATATTTCCTTTTGAACCAATATCTCATGCCTTTATCCAATTGTAATCTTCTTTCAACATCAAAGATTCAGAACCATCGTATTCTTCAATGATGAATTCTTTACCTTCAGGTACCCAAACTACTACTAAGTCTTGAACACCACCTGTGTAAACATCTTCCCAAGTCTTTTCCACAAAACCAATTGCTTCTTGAACTTTTTCTTGTTGAACCAACTCAATCAGAGTTGGATTGAAAATTGCCTCAATGGGTGCACCCCAAGTTGAGAATCCTGCTCCGAAACCAGGTGATACCAATACACCTACTTTTCCATCTTTAATTACTTTTTCCATTTTATTCTGTTATGATTAAATATCCTTTTTTATTTGATTTAAATTCTTTAATGGTCTTACCCATAAACTCCATTCCTTCAGTAAGATATGGTCCACCACTTGGGTCTACCATAGTTATTTTATTATCATTATATCCAAACCGATGGTATTCAAAATTACCACTCCATTGAATGTTACCGTTTTCTAATTCGGTGAAGGTAAATACATCACCATATCTATTCTTGTACTCCATTGTTGTATTCTAATAAGATTAATTCCGCTGTTTCTTCATCTACATAACCACTTCCATCCATATCAACGAGATGTCCTACATAATACATTCCATCTAATTGTGTTAAATCTGATTTTTTCATTTACAACAACTTTTATCGTTATCACTTAAACTTATACCAAGAGCACTGCCGATTGCGAGTCCAAAGAACCAATCATTAAAAATAATACTGAATGCAGTAATATAAAGAGCAGTAACTAATATAATTTTTATGTATTTTTTCTTCATACTAAATTTTTTACAAAGATACTAAATTATTTTGAGATTACCAAATAAAGTGTAATAGAATACACTTTTATGTAATATATTTCATGTTATCTCTCAAAATTGGACTTAACGTGTAATATATTACACTTTTTATTACCAAATTTCAAACCCACCACACTCTCGTAGAAACGCAATAAATCGTTGTAGGTGAGGTTTACTAACTGAATGAGAAGATTGTACAATAGTTCCATCATCCATCACTAGAGGTGATGTAAGGAGTTGTCCATACCATTGTTCGTTAAGTTCTTCTGTTTTATCCGATGGAATGAATTTTCCATCTAGCGTAGTCCAACTACCCATACAAAGTTGTAATTCTTCTACATCTTCTACATCAAAGAATTCTTTACCGATTTCTTCTAATGCATCAGCTAGTTTATTACATTCTTCTTGGGTATCTAATCCAGCACCATCGTTTGAACCCCATAGTGAGAGGTCAAGGCCCAAATCACGAAATTCATTTACCATTTCTGATAACATTACGATTGGTCGCCATCCCCACCAATTAGAACGAAAGTAATCACCTGGATTGGTTTCATGGAATTCTCTATCTAATCTAAAGAATTCATCTTTTGCTTTGTCTGACATTTTGTTCCAAACCTCCGATGAAGGAAATTGAGGTTTTTCGGAACGAATAATTGGGTTTTTACCCGAGATATCTACTCCCATAATTTTAAATTTTAAAGGTTATTATTGTTTTACACTTATTATACGATTATATATACTAAAAGGTTACAAAAAACTCATTGAAGTTATCAACAAGTTATTAAAGACCTAAATGTTCTTGAATTTCCCAAGTATCCATTTCACCGATTTCTTCTTCTGTAAAGTTGGTGTTAGCCAACATCAATTCTAAATAATATTCTTTCATAACTTATACAAATTTATAACTATATTGCCATCCACAATCATCATCGAAATCTTCATCTTCTTTAACTTCGTTTAGATGACCAAGTATTTCGTTTAACTTATTTACATCAACTTGTTTCCAATATCCAAATCGTAGATAAACAGGATTATCACCACCATAGGTTTGTCCTATTTCAAACTCACCAATTTCGTTGTTGATTTTTTCAAGGGTCTTAAAGTCAATTTTATTTCTCATAGTTTAGGGTTTAATTTTCTATTCCTACTAGTTCAAAGTTCTCATCGTTTCTCACGATTTCAACACTTACCCAACGAACATCTTTTCTCCACTCTCCATTGAATTTGAAAGTCTTATTCAAACTCTCCAACCTCATCTTAGCTTCGAAAGGTCTAATTTCGGTTACTTTCCATAACGCACCATGTTGGTTGATTCGGTCTTTACCTTTCTTGGTTTTTCCTTTTAATCTTAAAATTTTACCTGTGTCAATCATAACTCTCAATCTTACAATGTAAATATACAAAAAAGGTTTGGAAAATCCAAACCTAAAATGTTAAAATTTTGTTAAAATATTTGAGTAATACTTTCACCATGTTCTTCGATATGTTCGTTGATTAGTTGAACCGTATCTTGGATTCTTCGGTAATCTTCGGTTGGAAGGATTAGAGCCTTGGTTAGAAGGTCATCATAAAGATATCCATCCCAAATACCACACAACATATTTTCAAGTTCTGAATAAACTTCTTTTTGAGTTTCCCAAATGTAATCTCTAACTAACTTGATAGTGGTTGAATGCCAATCCATTAAAAAATCATCGAAAATCTCGTGTCTATTAAATCTTTTATATCCCATAACTTTTATATTTTAAATTCCACTTTCCATTCGTTCCACTCTATTGTGGTGTTCAGCCTCTGAGTAAGGAACTACTGAAAGACTTGGAGTGAATTTGGTCATATACATACCACTACCCAAACCTTGTTTGATATAGTTCGAAGAAATCACAGTATCAATGAAATCTTTTAACATATAAGTTCCATCAGAAGAACCAAATCCTTCATCTTCATCCCAATCGTTAGTCCAATCGGTAGCAACTTCAGTTGCAATTTCTAATAAATCCCATTGTGGGATTTCCTCATCTCGTACCATTTCGTTGAAACCAACGATGTGAGCCTTGGCTCTGAAAACTAAATCTTGGGGGTCAATCAAATAATTCATAATTTTATCATTTAAGGGGTTATTCATATCTCTCAATCTTACATAGTAAATATACAAAAAAGGTTTGGAAAATCCAAACCTAAAATGTTAAAATTTTGTTAAAGTTTTCATTATTTATTTTACGCACAAAGTTCTTCAAGGTCATATCCTAGTTCGATAAGTTCTTTCTCTAATTCCTTTTGGTATTTGTTTAATTTTTCAACAATACCTTTACCCATAAATTGTTTGTTAGCCTCGATGAAATCTTCCCAAGTTTTAACTCCTTGTTGTTCTAATCTTTCAACATTCTTCCATTCAGACAACCAATATTCAGGAGTATCCCATTTTGGTTTGTTATCAACAAAGACATAAGAAGGGAAATACTTTAGGGGAGTTCCCTTTGCAGTTTTGATATCTTTGGGTTCATATTCGTAGATGTCATACATACCATCGAATCTACCAGCAACCAAAGAGTTACCTAGAGATTTTACATCTTCGTAGATACTTAGTGGGGCAGGTGAACCATTCTTAGACCAAATGTTTACTCGAACTGAACTACCTCCACTATACACATCAGAAGTAGACCATACAGTAATTCGGTTTCCATACTTGTTCTTTACATATTGTTTGATGACACTCGCAGTGTTCTTGGCACCCATGTGAATGTAAGTACCATTGTAGTTGTCATTTCTTACAGAATTTTCAGGAAGTTGAACTTCAACACCAAACAAGTTAAATTTAATTTTTTTAGTCATAGTTTTAAGTTTTAAAGGGTTATTTCTATTATCACTCATTTACATTGTAAATATACAAAAAAGGTTTGGAATTACCAAACCTAAAATGTTAAAATTTTGTTAAAATTTTTATTATTTTTCCCAATGTTTTTCTCTGAGTTCGTAAATATCAATTGGCTCTCGTTTCATATGATTTCCTTGATTAAAATGTGCACCTTTTTTCAGATATCCACCTAAGAAGTTTCTTCTCATACGATTTGAAGTATTTGGTTCTGAGCCATGAACACAATGTGAATGAAGTAGTACCATATGACCTTTTTTACAATCACCTTCTACTTTTCTGAAGTCGTGTCCTTCGGGCATTACACAAGGTTTACCTCGTTCATTTCTCCAATTTTTTGGATTGGTTTTAGTTCGTTCTTCATCAACTTCAATAGGTAAAATGCCTAATCGATGAGAGCCTTCATAGTTCCAAACAGCACCGTTTTCTTTATCGTGATTATCTAATGCAAGAGCCATATTTACAATTTCATTATGACCACACCCAGTATAGAATGAATTTTGGTGTTGGTCTCTACCTAATTGTCCTGGTGGTTTAAAGTATGCCCAAGTTTGCATACCAACAATTTCACCACCCATTAAAAACTCACAAGCTTCTATAATTTTTGGGTGAACAAATAATTTTTCTAACATAGGTGAGAGTTTGTGAGGATACATAAAAGGGTCCCATTCTCCCCATTCTTCACCATTTTCTTTGGTGGTAAGTTGTCTTTCTTGACGAAGTTTTTCTAATTCTTCGTTTACTTCATCACATTCTTCTTCTGTAAGTAGTGGAATAGTTGTAAATCCTCGATACCTCCAATCGAAGGTCATTTGTTGGATTTCTTCTTGTGTAAGATGTTTGAATTGCATATAACCTTTATTTTATATAAATATATATTATTTATGAAATTGTAATAAATTTGGTAGGTAAAGTTTCAAGTTTGGTATTTTTTTACTTCCAATATCAATTGATTTTTTGTTACTGAACATTACTTCTTCTTTTAGTCCTACCAATCTCCATTTTATGGATATACCTTTATACAGTGGATTTGTAGAAAACAAAGAAAATTCTTTAGAAGAAACTTCAAATATAGGTGAAGATTTATCGTTTACTCGTTGGATAAAGTATCGTTTAATATAACCAACAGTATAATCAGTATCCGTTGGTTTAGGAATAGTAGTTTTTATCTCAACTTTTTCAGCTGATAAAATCTTTGTTGCTACCGTTTTATACCTTTCAATACTCATTTTACTCTGTCCAATATGTTTTTTATTCGTAACTAGTTATATTTGTCAATGAACCTTCACTACCATCAGTGCCCCATGTGTCACTATTACCAATAGAAAGATTACCAACATCAACTGATGGTGTTTTTAAATCAGGTCTCCTTGCATTTCTCATTTTAAATACAGCTTGAGTAATCCATCCACTATCGGTAACTTGTTGATTTACTTCAAATACTTGAAAGTAATTTAATCGATATCGTCTTGGTAAATCATCAAATCCACAAATATCACCAACTTTTAAACCACTCACTCCGTGAATAGTAGCATTGATTTCGACTGGTAATAAACTTTGCATTCTGTTATTTGACCCACCATCTCCCTTATAAATTTCACAAGTTTCGATTGCTTTTAATAATTCACTATCATCCCAAGTTCCAATCCAAAAGTATTCTTCTAAATTTATATCTTTAGTCCAGAAAAATCCAGGTTCTAATTTTTTAACTTCAGCTCTTGTTAAATTTTTAGGAAAAATACCAGCCTTAGTTTCAAAATGAGCATATAAAGCTTCTTGTCTTGATTTTACAGCTTTTCGTGCATCATTATATTCTTTTCTAGTTAGGTAAGTTCCATCTTTTAATCGCATACCACCACCAGTATTTATCTGACCATCGGATGAACGAAATGAATTGACTGATGTAGCACCTTCTAGTTCATCTTTTGAATAAACTCTACCTTTATTGTTTTCATCTTGTTTCTTTTCTTCTTTTTCATCAACAGGAAATTGAATTGAGTTTAGTAATTCAGAAACGGGGTCCTTTTCATAGGTAAATATACTATAATCTTGAATTGCTTGTTCATTAGATGCACCACTTTGAGTTTGTCTAGAGATTCTCTGCATCATAACTTGATTTGCCAATGCACCAGCAACTTCAAGTTTTAAATCAAAAGATAAAAATGGACTTTTTGTACCACGAGTTAAAAATACAAAGAACGGTGCAACATTATTGTCTACTTTTGGTGGTAACCCTGTAAAAAACCAATCCACAACTTGCATTTCTAACTTACCAGCATCATAAGGTACATTTACCGGATTTGATGCAGTACTTCGAGATTCGATTTGTTGAGTAAAAAGTAAATTACTACTATTACTATTACTTGAAAATACTTCTCCTGTTTGAGTTTGATTTCTGGCACCTTCTTGGTTAGGTGTCAATGGTGTTGAATTATCTGCAGCAGCAGAAGATACCCATAAAGGAGCACCTTGTCCTCTTTCTACTATTTGGAAATTCCAAAATAAGTTTACTGCTGAAGATATACCATTTAATATATCTAATGCTACATCATAGATATAAAACCCATTTTTCTTTAAACACTCACAAAAAAAGTCAAAGTTGATGTAAAGGTCTTTCAATAGACCCCATTCATGTGAGTTGGCAACTCTTGGATAACAAGTATTATCTCCAATTTGACCATCTGGTTCATTTAAAGGTATGCTAGCTGGAAATTCTACACCTTCAATTGTACCATTGATTGTGTCTGGATTTTCTGTATCTACCCATACTTGTGATGCCTGTTCTGCATCTCCCTTCTCGGCTTCTTTTAACATTGAACCAAGACCAAAATCAGGTAAATTTTTGTTGGGTATGTATAATTTACTCTTATCAACAGAAAAAATGTATTTGTGAGCCCTTAGTATAGTTGAATCAATGTTTATTTTATTACTTATCTTTGAATGAGTACCACCACCTTTTTTAGGACAACCAGTTGAACTTTCTTCTGTTGTATTTGGAGTTAAATTTAAAATTTTCCAAGCAAGTTCCATTCTAATAAATCGTTCTTCAGAAAAGAATTTGAATTTATCAGGTAAATCTTGTTTCTCTCCATTTATTTCAACATCCTCTCTACCTTCCATTGTTGAAGCTAAAGATTTTCTATTTTCATCATCCATATTGATGAAATTTTTCTGATGGCTCCAATATGGGTCTTCTTCTAATTTTTTAATTTCAGGTATTTGTTTTGCTGATGGCAATGAGTTATACATTTGCATGAATAAACTTCTTCCAATCTTTTCACCATTTTCACCTGTTTGTTCTTCGATTTTTTCCTTACCAAAAACATTACTAGATTCAGCAGAACCCTCCTTATTACTATGTGTAATTTTACCTCGATGTGCTTGAAGATATGATGGTATTTCACCTGCCGTAGTTACTTCAACATTTACCAAATATGATTCATCATCACCATATTGAAGTCCACCACCAGTAACTACACCTAAGAAACAATCATAATCTCCATTTGAATCTCTTCGTTTTTCTTTAAGTGTTTTTAAATTTTGATATTCAATCATTTCGCAAACAGGTGGAAGATTTTTATCATCTCTTTTAGCAGAATTACTTAATTGGGCCATTTGGCCATATGCCTTATTACTATTCCACCCAAATTCTATTAAAACAAAAAATCGAGGTTCTAAGAAACTTTCAGCTACTCTTTCTGCTTGTCTAAGTGTAAAACACTTTACCGTAAATGATGCTTTTCTTGATAACCCTTGTGCTCCATTTTTTACATCAAGGTTTTCAATAATAGGTGAAGGTCTATATTGTCTTTTTTCGTATTCCGCGTAAACTACCTTACCATCGAAATCTCGACCAATACCACCAGATACATTTCCATCACCATATCGTGAAACAAAGTTATCTCCTTTATAGTTAGATGAAATAATTAAACCATTCCGTACAGCTGAAGTAATACGAATCCACGGCATCAAAGAATTTAATTTATTTCTATTTGATACCTTTTCTCGAATACTTGTTTGTATCTGAGGTTCTATATTTGAATACTGAGGAAAGTTCATAACTTAAATTTAAATATTACTTTCTATATTTCTGAAATTTTTTGGTAATCTCAATTCCGTACCAGGGTCTACTGCAAAAGTTGCATCGTGGATATTGTTTGCAGTGGCAATAATCCACCAAAGTGAAGCATCACCATAGAATTGAAAAGCGAGAGTATCCAATCTATCACCACCTTGTGTAATGATATAAATATCATCATCTCTTTTTGGTATACGGTTGTATATTTTTGATTTATAAACCAATCTACCATCTTTGAGTTTTATCAATTTGTTATTTTTATATCTACTAGCCATAATTTATTTTAAATTTCATGCTCCCAACCACCATCAATTCTAATCGAATTACCATTTGGAGGAACTTGATAAATATCATACTTTTTATTTTGCAGTCTAAAGAAGAATTTAGATATACCTACATCATCGCGTATCCATTCTTTGGTTCTTGGGAATGCATCAACTTGGTTTCTTGTTATTTCTTTATATCCCATTGTTTTATAAACAGTACACATTGTAGCTTGTGCTTTAGGCAATCCTTCTTTTGTTGCAACTTCTTTAGATGCCTCAATTGGGGTTTTACCCTCCAATTTATCAGCTATAGCTGATTGTGATTTGATTGGCTGTGTTACCCCAGTATCAGTATCTTTTGGAGCAGTTGAAGGGCTAGATTCCAATCCACCTGTTTTAGTATTTAATCCTTTTAACTTAGATAACCCACTTAAATCTGCAGTTGGTAATTCTGGTTTCGTTAAAACTACACCTCTTGTACTAATTTTTGGTGCCTTATCAGGTGTTATTCTACCAACTTCACCAAATCCTTTTCCAGCAAGTGGAGTTGAAATTGAACTTTCATCAAAATCAGATGCGTTATTATCTTCATTGATTTTTTCAATTGCTGCTTTAGATTTCTTATATCCATACATTGAGTTTATCACATCTAAACTCTCCATAAATTTAATAGTAACAGCAACATCTATCAATTTAGGTAAATAACCTAAATTTTCACCATCAATTTCCCAAGTTGAATTATCTGGTATTGTATAAGTAAGAGTTTCAATAAATCCATATTTATCGTAATAAATATCTCCTAAACGGAATTGTATAATTGGAGGATTTATTAAAGTGTTTCTTTTTATATTTGGATAAGCCATTTTTGTAAGTGACTCAATCTTTTCCCAATTTGTAGCCAATTCAAGTGGTGAACCACAAAAAATTCTTAAATTAAAAGAAGTACTTCTTTCAATTTGATTGTAAGTATAAAACGGAAAAGGATTACCTAAGAATTTTTGTGAATTCCAAGAAGGTGATACATTTTCAGTAAGTGATGTGATTGTTGCTCTGAATATAGTTCGTTTATCTCCAACTTTACCTATATTAAAAGGTATTAAATCTTGGTAAGTATCATCACCTTTTTTAATTACACCAAATTCATCAATAGAATCATAATCACCTGAACCTAATAAGTTTATCATATCAGTTCCATTAGATAATCCATACTTGTTTGATAAACTTTCATTATTTTTTCCAGATGGTTGTCCTTCAAATGTAGTGTAAGTATTATTAGGGTCAAAATAATTTACTCTTGAATTATAACCTTGTAATCCTCGCTGGAATGCATACTCACCAGTTCCACCATTTCCTCTACCAAATACCCCTAAAGTATCTTTTCGTTTAGTTCCATAAATCGGCGAAACTAAAGAAAGGTCAATTGATTTTTTATCATCAGCAGAAGTGGGTGGGTTTCCATCAAAGGCATTTGGTTTTGTTGGGTCAAATTCACCACCTTCAGATTTATAATTTCTATTATCTTTTAATACTTTAGTATAAGTGTTAGTATCTGAGTAATTAGTTTCAACAGGTTCTCCTACTGCTTCACCAATAGTTTGACCATTACCAAAAAGAGCACCTCTAACTTTATCTTTAACAAGACCAATACCATTACCAAGAGCTTGTTTTCCTAAAGTTTTAGGATTACCACCACCGGTTTCTTTTAAAAACTGACCTAATCCAGTTCCTTGCAGACCACTACCTACACTATCTTTGGTTACAGGTTCTGATGAACCTAATTTGATAATATCTTCAGTCAATCTACTTGGGTTAGGTGTAATTGGAATACCCAACTTAGAATTTACAGCATCTCTGGCTTGTGATATAGATGATACTTTACCACCTGTAAGTTTTGATAATCCTTTACCAATTAAACCACCATCTCCTTCTTCACCCCCTGTTGCAGATTTCATACTATCAAGAGTAGATGTAGTTCTATTTACGATACGAATAGCCTCATTACCATAAAGAAGTGGATTATTCAACTCTACTGCAGAACGAACACGAGTACCTGTTGTTTCTTGTTCTACAAAGGTTTCATTATCCATCTTTACAGAAGTATCTTGTGTAGAACCCTTAAATAATTCTAATATACTTGGCATAGATTCTCCTTATCCTGTTACTGTCCCAATGGCGAAATCATTTCTTATTGTTCTATCTTGGATTGTTGATACTCTCGCGGTAACTTTTTCTCCATCCATATAAACATCTTTATATTGTGCAACTGCACCAATCAATTGGTCCATCTTAGTCAACATCTTATCTTGATATTCAGATAATCCAACTCCACCCTCTTCACCTTCACCACCACCAAGACCAATCATACCAGCTACTAAACCTAATCCTCCCAATGCAGCGAGAACCGGTAGGGCAACTGAGCCTAATGTACCAAGTAATGCAAGTGAACCACCTAAAGTAGCTAATGCCCCTGCTAATCCAAAGATACCAGGAACTAAACCAATTAAAGAAGTCAATCCATCAGCCATTGGTTGGAGTGAGTTTGCAATAATGTTTACTGCTCCAGCGAACATCATAGCTCCAGCTCCAAAGATTGCAAATGCCGAGGCTAATCCAAGAATGATTAAAGTACCAGCACCTGCGGCAACTGCGATTGGACCAACTCCTAATAATGCAGCAACACCACCTAATGTTGCCATTGCTCCAATTCCTATGAATACATCTGACCACGATGGAACTTCACCAAACTCTTGGGCAGCTTTTGCAAATACAAAAAGTGCACCAGCAAGAACTAACATTGCAGCAGCACCTTGTAGAACTTTAACCATATTGATACCAGCTCCACCTGTTTTATTTACTGTTTGACCTATTGATTGTTGAGGTTTAGCACCACCCAATCCTCTTTGTGAAAGACCATCTTGAACTGATTGAGTTCCACCTTTGGTTAAAATCATTTTACCTTGTGGTGAATTGATATCAAATAATTTACCACTCTTAGACATTACTTGAGTAGCTTTCAGTTCAGTATTCATTGACCGAACTAAATTACGATTTAAAAAGAACTGAGCACCAATTTGACCTGCGCTTAGTAAAACACCTCCAAGTGCTTTTAAAGTATTACCCAACCCTTCATTTAAAAATGATTGAGTTGCTGCATCCATTTGGTCAAAGTTTTCAGCAGTAATTTTACTTAAATCTTTACCTTGTTCTTGATATGCTGCCATTTTTTGTAGTTGAGCTACTGAAACTCCTAATAAGGCAGCGGTTTCTTTCTTGGCATAATAATCCATTTGGTTGAATGCCTCAATACCACCTAATTGAGTAAGAGTTTCTTGGACTGCACCACCAATCTCTCCTTCATACGCTAAAGCACGAGCTCGGTTTAGATTGATGTTTTTACCTAACATTGCTCCTAACTCTAATTCTTTAGTAATCGAAGTTTCAAAATCTAAAAGGTTATCAGTAATTCCTGTAAGGGTATCTAATTCTACCCCAAGTTTTTTCGCTTGAACTGCGGCCAATGCTAAGTTACTACCACCATCTTTAGCGAAAAGTGCAAAGGCTTCGGTTGAACCTGCCATCTCACCAAGAACATCTGCCGGTGCAACATTATTGGCCTCTGCCAGTGCTCTTGTGGTAGCTAACATATTCATAGCGGTATCAGTTGAACCACCTTGTAATCTACTGAATTGTCCTACTAATACTGCTGCTTCATCTCCACTAACACCAAATGAACGAGCAACTAAAGACATATTTACTTGTAGTTCACCTGATGCTTTATCTAATCCTCCTAATTCTCTTGAAAGAGCACGAGTGTTAGAAACTGCATCATCAAATACAAGTGAAAGAATACCTGCTCTGTTTCCTGCACTGTTCGTAAGTGAAAGAGTTGTCCCAAGTTCTTTATTTACTTGACCTACTTTATTAGCTACTATACCAGCACCGATTGCAAGTGTTCCAAAGAATCCTGCTGGGCCACTGGTGAGTGTCTGAAAGGTTGATAATACACCTCCAATAGTTTGTTTTATTCCTTTATATGCAGAAAGTTGTCCTTCAAGTTGTTCTTTTTGTTCTTTAGTAATATTTGAGTAGTTTATTGCAAGACGAGTTTGTTCTTCTAAGTTCTGAAGTATTTGTTGTAATTCAACATTTGATGACTCTAGACCTGCTTTTTGTTGTTCGATTTGATTTAATATATCATTTCGTTGAGCAAAATCTTCTCGGTTTAATTGAGCTAAATCGCGATTTAAAGAAGCAATTTTATTTAGTGCGGTTTCTTGAGCAGGAAGTAATGACTGAGCATGAGTTTGGTATTCAATTCGTTGTCTTTCTTTTTGTGTCAATCCCGTGTATAATTCACTTAAAGAACTTAAACCTCTTTCTTCTGCAGCAAGGTTAGACAACCGTTCGGAATTTTGTTTTCTTATTTCTTTTCCTATTGCAATTCGTTCGTCTTTTAGTTCTTTTAATTTCTTTTTTTCTTCTTCGGTTAGGGCAACAGAATTTTTTTCAAACTCATTTATCTTTCCATTGAGTTTGTTTATATCTTCTTTTAAAGATTTAATACTTCTTAGTTCTTTTTCTGATGCCATTTATTTTTTAGAAATTAGAGATATTTTTATCACCTCGTAAGATGCTGTTTAAAATTTCATTATCCTTCTTGATTCTTTTCATGGCATCAACTGCTTCAGGTGGTAATCCTCTCTTTTCTGCTTGCTTGATTACTCTATCAGCAGTATTTCTCGATAGACCATTGAAAAATGCATCAGAGAACTTTTTGGCAGCTCCGAATAATCCTTCATTTACTTGTTTTTTGGACATGAGGTTTCTCCTTTATACTTTTATACTACTATAAATATAATGTATAAAAAAAGTGAGGAAAATTACTTCCTCACTCTTACATTTGGTCCTTTTGATTGACGAGTTGCTTTATCGTATTCTTGTTTTTCTTTTTTCTTCGCCTCTAACAACTTATTAAAGTAGAATCTTCTCCAATGGATTGGCATGGTGTAAACATCTGACCAAGTAAATCCGTTACCATAGTTGACCATCTCCCAAAGTTGAGTATGAAGTTGAATACTATAATCATTCGGAAGGGTAAAAAAACCCAACCCCAAAGGGTATATCGAGTGCCTCCGTTTCACCCGTTAGTTCTGAGGTAAACTCGAACTTCAAATCCAAATCTGGACTTATTTCTTTAACATGATTTTTTAATGCTCTAGAATCTCTTGCAAGTAATCCATTTTTTACCCACTTGTTGATAAAACCTCTATCAGTATTACCATCCACATCTTGAATCATATATCTTAAACGAGTTGAGATATCTTGTGAAACTGCAGAATCACCTTTTGCTAATCTATTTAATGCTTGAAGTTCTGCATTGATATCCATTTCATCTTTATGAGTAAGTAATTTAAACTTTACTTTCTTTTTAGAAACAGGTAAAGTAAATTCATAAAGATTATTTCTATTTAAAATAGATTCATCTATATCTTTGGTTTGGACTTTGGATAGGTCTATACTTACTTCTTGTTGTTCGTATGTAAATGGGTCGGTTACTTCTACTTTATATTCTGAACCATATCCTAAGATACGAGTTGCTAGTAGAATTGCATTTTTATCGCCAATAACAATATCATCTACATTGACATCACTTGAAACCACAACGGATTCAAATAACTTATCCAAAACCACCCCCTTTCTTATCAAATTTTGGGAAGCAAGTATATCCTCTTCACGAGCTGTCATATACTTTATCTCCACCGAGCCCTTTGATAACGGGTTTGATTCTGAATATACCAAACCTTTAGATGGTAAGGTAATCACTTCGGTTGGAAAATCGAAATCTGCCATAAACTATAATTTAAATGTTTGTATATAAATATATAACTTAGAAAAAGTTATAAAAAAAAGGGATTCTCACTAAGAGAACCCCTTTGGTTTTTTGTAGTATATTGAGTATTAGTATTCTAAAACTGCGTAATCATAAGAAAGAGTTACGGTGATTTCAGCAGGACCAGTAGCATCAGCCCAATCTAATCCACCAAAGTTTGCAGAAAGTATAAACGCACCTTTTAGTTTCCAGTTTTCAATTTTATCACCAACTGGTCCTAACATATAGATATCAACATCTTTCTTGTAGAAATCTGCGTATCCATCGCGACCAGTTAGAGATTCGTGAGATGTTCTTACCCACTCCATTACTGATTGAGCTCCACTTGGAACGATTGGGTCGTAAAGTGTGATTTCAACATCTTGCCACTCACCTTTACCTTTTAGTTGTCTTTTAACATTGATATGGTCTAAAGTTACCTTTTCAAAGTTGATTGAAGGTCTGTTAGCAACTCGAATTAAATATGAAGGGATACCATCAATTTCCATGATGAATCTGTTCTTCATCTTCGGTTCGAAGTTGGTGTAGAACATATCGTTAAATTCTAATACTTCTGCCATTTTTTTGTTTCTCCTATTATACTACTATAAATATAGTTTCCTTTATTTTTTAATTATTACGCTGTGAACGATGCACCAGTCGGTAGAATGTTGAAGTCAAGTACGATGAATTCAGCAGTCTTAGTAGGTTGTAAATAAATTGAACCAGCTAAGATGTTTCTATCGATTACATCAGGTGTATTGTTTGATTCATCCATTACCACTCGGAATGCATAAAGTCCTTGTCTTTGTTGGATTCCTTCTAAGTAAGGATTTACTGTGTTTAAGAACTTAGAACGAGTTTGTGATGTGTTTTGTTCGAATACAAGGTATCTTGAAGTAGATGCAATGTATTTCTTCACTTTAATCAACAATCTACGAACATTGATTCTATCTAACGCAGAAGCCTTATCTTGAAGTGTTTTCTGACCGAAAGCAACGATACCTTCACCAGGAAATTGTGCGATTGGGTTTACTTTTCCTTCGTATAGTGTATCTCTTTCAGCATGAGTCAATCGGTTTAGAACTGAAACTGCTCCTGTGATACCACCACGATTTAAACCAGCTGGAGCAAACCACTCTGCAGCGATTGCATCATTTGCAGCATAAATACCAGGCATCAATACTGATGGCGGAACTACTGTAAGTTTGTTAGTTCTTGAATCGATTGTTTTAACCCATGGATAGTAAGTTCCAACATAGTTAGAATCTACATTCTCAGCTTGGTCTACTACTTGGTCAATTGTATCAGTAGTTACAACACCACTTGAATAAGTTACACCAACAAGGTCACCAATGAAGAATGCATCTTCTCTAGCTTCTACCATATCAACAATCTTATCAAATACATAAGAGTGATGCCAACGAACAATACCAGGTGCAGATACTAAGTTGATATCAAAATCATCAGGGTTAGATACTGCATTGATTGCCTTCACATAAGCAACTGAACCTGATGCAGTTGAAGTAGAACAATCGAATCCTTGAGTGTTACCAATACCGAAATTAGCCGATGAACCAGCCTGTGCAATTTCAGTAGTTGGAGCACATCCATCAAATCCATCTTGGAATCCAACGATGAACTGTCGTTTGTTTACATCACTTGCAGCAGAGCCTGTAAGTTCATATCCAAAGTTTT